AGCTTTTCTTTCCAACCTCGCCGTCCGGGTAGATGTTGAGCATCTCCTGCACACGCTTCACGGCCTGTTCGGTACTCTTGCCGAAATCTCCGTCAACGCTGATTTCTTTCCCGTTGTCATCCTTCACGCCCCTTGCGTAGAGAATCCGCTGGATGGTCTTAACCTCCGGCCCCGCACAGCCCTTAGAGAGAAGATGCAGTTCCGGGTCAGTGCAACACACGGCCCCGTACTGTTCAACGGGTAGATCAGGAGTGGTGCCGTCCTTGTAATCGGGCCGTACATATCCCCAGATGTAGGAGGATGTCAGCAGATAGGAGCGCTTACGGCACTGATTAGCGGAGTTCCCTTCAACGGTATACACATAACTCCCCTTCACGGCGTAGACCATGCCCGTGTGCTCCCGGGTGCTGCCGTTGCTGGAGAACACGATCACGTCCCCGGGTTTCGGCGTCCACGCGCCACGCCGCCCCTTGTGGGTGGATGGTGCTGCATCATAAAGCTGATTACAAGCGATATAAGGCCACACGCCCCACATGACGGACTTTGCATCGGCCTTGTTCCCGCAAGCGTCCAGAATGGCGGTGGAGACTTGAGAAGCGCACCACGGCTGGCCTTGTGCGCCGCAAGTATACCCAGCGTAAGTATAGTTGTTTGAGCCGGGGTTTTTGTCAAAACACAGCTTGTCCCGGCTTGACGCATACTGTGCGGAGGCTTTTTCCAGATACCCGACATAATAGAGCATAGCGCTGACAGCCGCCGCCGCTGTGCATTTACTCATCCCGCACCTCCAATCATCTTCTGGACATACAGCCCAACATCCGCCCTATACTCCACACTACCCAACATCAACGTTCACAATTCTCATTCGTCTACCTCCGGCAATCCTGCAATGCTCGTCAGCAGGGACAGGATGCCAGCCAGAAGGGACGCGCTCCCCACGGCGATCCAGTCCACCTGGCCCATCACCGCCGCCGTGCCGATTGTAGCGATTGCGGTCTGGGCCACGGTCTTAACGGCCCTAATCCCCGCCGCTTTCCACCATGTATAATGCTTAGTGTTGTGCATCAGCCTTTAACCTCCAATCTGTCAACTTCTGCCATGATGGTTTCTAAGTGTCCATTTCCTCCGAGAGCCTTGTAAGCGTTATACATGCTCACAAGGTTTTCTTTGTCTTGGATGGTGATAAACCCATCTTTGATGTACTCCCGCCCCAGATAGCGCACCCTGTCAACCATCATGACTTGTTGAGCCTCGACAAGAGCATCGATCCGGGCATCGCCCTTGTCCTTCTTGCTCCAGTGCCGTTGAAGGCAAGCCACCACGATGGAGGCCACGCCCGAACTGCCAACAATGGCAAGAATAAGTGTCAGTAGCATTTTCATCCTCCATCAAGTATTTGTGATTGTTTTGGTCGTGGCATTTGGAATCGTCATTGTTGCGCTCTCAGCGTCAGCAGGAAGCGCACCCTGTACGGTGGTCACGACAAAGCGGTTCACGTCAATCACGTCCGAAATGTAATAATTCGATGTGCCCGGAATACCGCTAACAGCCATGCCCGGAACGAGGAACACCGGGTCAGCGCAATAGCACACGCCGTCCTTGATAGAGATTGCGTAGCTCCGCTTGTCCGTGTAATAACTGGAGGAACGGGGCCGAAGTCCGTAAGTGTTTGTGCAGATGGTAACATCGCCGCTTGACGAAAGAACCATGTCCTTGCCCTTAATCATCCAAGTTCCCGCTTGCATATTGAAGTCACCATAGTTGCCAGTCAGATATGCAAAATATGTTCCGTTTGAAATCCTCGCTCCTGTGTTGTTTTCGGCGTGACCGATGGAAGCTGAGAGTGTGATAGCGGCAGAATTTTTAATTTCATTATTGATGAACTCGAAGTTGATGCACCGATAAAACCGTGTGGCGGGAGCGCCAGAACTCATACAGTCGATAGTGTTATTGCGGATGGATATATTCCTGCTCATGAGCATAATGTAGATAAGCCCGGAATCAATGGAGTTCGGGGACTTGATATAGTTCCCTTCTACCACGCAGTTCTGGAATGCATCATAAGTGCCCGGATTGTCGGCGTACTCTTCTTCCGTGTCGGAATGCTCGTTTGCGCTCCCAAGGAAGATAAACGGGTGAGGGTATTCCCGTCCCGGCTTATTATCCTTGGAGGATACGCACCAGTTATTAACCACTTGCACACCGCTCATGACCCACCCGGCAGGACGCTTCACCCGGCGATTGTCGTTATATGCCGTTATAGCGCAGACGGTTTCAAGCACCCTGTTATTGCGGAAAACAACGTTAGTGGCCCCGTGTGTATCAAGGCCGCAGTCCTCGGAGCCGTAGCAATAGTTATTCTCCATGATGATGTTGTCAGGTGGCACAAAATCATCCGACAAACTCTTGGCCCCGGTGAACACGAAATAGCAATAGTCAACGCCGTTTTTAATCGTCTGGTCAGGCTGGGTCTGAGGAACATATGGAATGTAAGAATTGATAAATGTGCAGAGGGCAATTCGGATGTTTACGCAATGATACAAAAGCCGAATCGCGCTCATGAGCATGTTCTCGAAGCGGCAGTTAACCACATCGTAATTCTCGCAATCCTGCATCAATATCGTTGCACCGAATTTTGAATGAGTGCAAGTCAAACCCTCAATAATGCCGCCCGTACACTCCACCATCTCGATAATAAATCTATGTCCGGTGTTGCTAAACGCGTAGCGGCGGGAATCCGTGTCCGGGTCCCCGAAAATATCTGTTCCGACATAAAACACGCCACCGTGAAGTGAGAATCTGCACCCGCTGGCAGAAAACACGGGATAGCCGTTGACCGAGGTCATTTTGCAGTTTGCGTCAAGATAAATGTCCGCATCCTGCGTCAGCGTCACAAGTGCCTGAGTTGTCCCGGATATAGTCGAGTATTCCCCCGCGGGGATATAGATCATATTCGACACGGTAAGCGCCGACAGAACAGCGTCCTCAAGGTTTTCCGAGGTCAACGCGCCGTTTGCAAAATCCGCAACGTTTACAATGGCCCGGTTCTGGATGTAGTTCTTCGTTTCCTGTGCCAGCTTGACCTTGGAAATCGCCCCGTCCTGTACAGATGTTGTTGCTTCTGGATGTTCGTCAAGCCAGTCATCAATAGCGCTTGCCCCGTTCTCGTTCATCCAATCAACAATCCCAGCCGTCAGAAGCGTTCCGAAGTCATCAGAATCAATGATGGTTCCCGTTGTGAGCGCGGCCGGCTGGACGTCCAGAATGAACGCAAGCGTCCCAATGACATCATCCCCGTTCTGAATGAGGATTCCGCATCTCACAGGGCCAGCCACCACGGACATCTGCCCGGTCACGTCAAAGACGATTGCGCCGTTCTCCACAGTGGCGGAGTAGGAAAAGCCCGTCCCGCTCGGCTTAGTACCAACCACGGTATAAGTGTATGCAGAGGTCATGGGAATCTCCGTATCGTCCTGGTACACATGTGCAATTAGCGTCCGAAGCCCGGTGTCATACTGATTGATGGGAACTTTGGGCGGGAGGCCGTGCGGAATGATGTTGATGTTAAATTCCTGTGTTATCATTTCACATCTCCAATCAGCTCGGCAACGGTATCACTGAGGTTCTTTTTTACCGTTCCAAGCGTTATGCTTTCGTATCTTTCAAGGAGCGTGTTGTAAACGGTCTTGACCACCTTAGCCCGTGCTTTGACATTCAGGGCCGGGAAAAGCACCGTCACGACATCGCAAAGCCCCACTTGCTCAAGGGCTTTGAACTTTTTATATTCGGGGGTCTGCCACAGTGGGAAAAACTCAACCTCAGTAGAGACAACAGGCACCCCGACATTGTTCGCGTCAATATAGCTTGATGCTTTCTGTGTGAGCTGTTCCGCAGTCGGAGCCGTTTCATACTCGCCCGAAAAATCCATCACCGCCGTCTTGAGGAACGGGAAACTCTGAGCATTTGCAGAATACGCAATGTCCCCATATACCACGGTTCCCTCGCTCTGGTAATATGGGAGGATTCCGCAAACCGTTTCGGAAATATTGAGTTCCTGCTGAATCGACATCAGGTTCTTGCCGTAGCGGATATAAACGCCAGTATCAACGCCCCGCGCCTGTCTCCATATCACCTTCCGATTGTCCCACTCATATTCGCCCCCGAATATGTCAAGGATTGAACCACGGACACCGCCAAGCATTGACCGGGTGGAGGTGGGAACAACAGGCCCGAAGTTTACAGGCGCGTCAAGCGTGTAAATCTCCGGGTCAAGCAAGAATGGGTTTTGATAGCTGCCACGCGCCCACAAAAGCGTCAAAGCATCAGCAGGACGCTGAACGGAACGGGAGAACGGCAAGACGGGATAGAACGATAGATCATAGCTGACATGGTAGGCCAGTACCGACATTGTGTGCATTCCCGGCGTTATCCGCTGAATACGGAAACACTGAAGGTCGGTTTTGTCTCCTGCCTTTGCCTTGATGATGCGCTGAGTGGCGATTTTATCCGCATGAATCCCGTTGATGGGATAAGTAAGTTCTAGCTGGTATTCCCCATTGCGTTCTTCCGTAACGTGACAAGAGATGCAATCGTTCAGCCGGCCGAGGCCGTTTGAAATCGTCCAAGCGTCTGCAAGGTCGGCTTCATAGAGAATCGGAATCATACAGTCCACCACCCCGGAACAATCTCAATTTTTTCGATGGTTGACGTTTCGCCAACTGCGGCGGTTGTGATGACTGTTCCATTCCCCGGAACAATCTCCGGGTAATCGTCAGACATGTCCCCGTCTTGCGTGAGTGTAACGTACTGGTTCATGTTCGCAACAGTATACACAAGCCCCACATATCCCTCAAAGTAACTGTCACCCGCCACGGAATCAATTGTAATGTGATCATAGTCCGTTGCCGAATAATCCCCAATTGCGATTGAGATTGAATAAAAAGGATTAACCTGAGACATTGTTAACGTCTTGCCCATGCCGCCATAAATCGTGATGATGGGCCGTGCGGTGTACAAGAACGGGTTTTTAAACATCGGGCCATAATCGGAGTACCACGTTTTCATGCCGTCATTGACCACCATCAACCCAGTTGCCCCGATTGCACTCATGCCGCCCGGAAACCTCACTGTAACCGTCACAGCCGTTGCAGGAATCGTCGCGGAATAAGAGATGGTATTATCTGCCGTGCTGATGGAATCTACCCGGAAAGAGCCGCCAACGGAGTTATAGAACGTCACCCGCGCATCACCGCTCAAGGTGGAGCCGGGATTATACGTCCCGCGCAGCTGGAAAACGGTTCCGGGAGTGACCTCAATGCCGCTGATTTCAAAAACGTTCGTTTCGCCGTCAGCATAATTGACAGGGTAATAGGTCAGCTTCTTAGCACCTTCAACACTGAATCTCTGCGGCTTGCAATTGAACTCAACGTTAAACTTGCCGCTCTTGTTATACGGCCCCGTCCGGGGTTCCATCGGCCCCGTGAAGATTCCCTCGCGGTAAAAATCCGGGTGGTATTCATCCACAAGCCGTTGATAGCTTGTGAACTGAGAAATCGCCGCTTTGAAGTCCTCAAACCGACTTTCAAACCCAGCCCGGATAAATGCGGGATAAGTCACGGAGATGTTGTGAAACTTGCCGTTGTCCTGGACGATTGCCCCGTTGCGTCCGGGAATATCAATCATTTCAACGTCCCGCTCCGGGGAGTTGTATGTTGCCTCCCCGGAAATAAAGATGTCAAAATCCCTTGAGTTTATGCCGCCGAATGTAAACGACTTCACGCAAACACCGCCCTCCTATCAAAGACGGCCTCGTTAATCCGTCTGCTTACCATCTCCGCGATCTCTTCCGCATCCTGACCGGGAGCCGCATTGACAACAATGTTGATGTCGTTGTTGTACGTTGCCCCCATAGCATCAGACACAGCCCCGCGAATCATGGAATACATCATGTTCTGCCCGATGACAATTTCACCGCCGCGACCATCTCCAAAGCCTTTCAAGCCGCTGGAGGTAGCAAGCACAGTCGGAGAGTTGAACATTATCGGCTGACTATACGCTTTCTTATACCAACTGACCGAAAGACGGGGAACGCTTGGCGGCTTGAGGCTGAACGAGCCAGTAATGGAGAAATGCGGGAGTTTCAAGTCCGGGAGTTTCCAAGAGAAATTGAAGATGCTCTTGATTCTGTCAATCGCATTTGAGACAGCAGTCCTTGCGGCGTTCATTTTGTCCGTGAATGCGGATTTAATGGCCTCCATCTTGCTACTCACCGTAGACAATGCGCTGCTCAGTTTGCCCCCGGTGATGGAATCAATCGTGTTGAAAGCGCCCTTCCAAATGGACATATACGCCTGTCCAGCCGTGGTCAAAATGCCTTTAATGCCGCCGCCGTTCTCCTGCACCTTGTTTCTAATGGTTCCCCATGCTTCGGAGGTCGCGGATTTGAGGGAGTTCCAAGTTTCCGTTGTCTTTGTCTTAACCGTGTTCCAAGCGTTTGAAATGCCATCTTTCACAGCCGTTGCCGCATTGGAAACCGCCGTTGCTACGGTTTCCCACACGCCCTTGAACCACTCGGAGATTGCGCCCCAATTCTTGACAACGAGAATGACAGCCGCCACAGCCGCCGCCACTGCCGCGATGATAGGAAGCGCGGGAGCGATAGCCGCAAGAACGCCGCCAATCGCCGGGATGATAGTGCCGGTTAGAACAGGTGCAATGGTGCTGACAACCTTCATTGTTGTTCCGATTCCACTTGTTATGCTGCCGATCCCCATTGTTATCCGTCCAGCGACGGAGAGGACAGGCCCAACAGCCGCAGCGATGCCAGCAATAGTGATGATTGTTTTCTTTGTCCCATCATCAAGCTCACCGAATTTCTGAATCACCTCTGTCACTTTTTGAATAAGCGGAGTAATAACCGGAAGAAGCTGTTGACCAAACGCAACCCCTAAATTGCTTAACTCGGCTTTCATCGTCCTGATGCTGTTTGCAGCGCCGTCAGACGTTCTGGCATAATCTCCCTGAGCATTTCTGGTCTGTTCCATTACATACTCATATCGGAGCGTAACCTTCTCGGCCTGAGTCATTTCGTCGTATACACGCCCTGTCCTGCTGGCAAATTCCTCAAGGTTCGTTTCCGTCATAACAACGCCGAGGCGCTTCAAGGATTCAGTCTCACCAGTAAACACGCCATTTAGAGCGGTCATTGCCTGATCTATGCCGACGTTTTTGAATGATGCCAGGTCACCAGCAAGCCCCGTCATAGATATAGCCATCGATGCTGCTTGTTCGGTAGTGAGTCCCATGCTCGTCCCCATATCACCGAACAGAGAAGCCGCCTCAAGCGCCGCATTTTTTGAAAGGCCGAACTGCTGCGTTGCGGTTTCAGCCCACGTCTTTACGCTCTCGGCGCTATCCCCAAAAGCAACGTCAACTTTGTTCAGATTTTCTTCATAATCCGACGCAAGTTTGAACGCCGCAGTCCCAGCAGCAACAACCGGAGCTGTTACGCGGGTCGTCAGTTTATCGCCGATACCCGAGATTTTTTCGCCGACGGCGCTAATCTTCTGGCCGGCTGTTTCCCACGCCTGACCGACTATCTCGATAGAGCTTGGAAGTGACCGGAGTTCTGCCTCCATGCTGTTCAGCTCGGTCGTGGCGTTAGCTATTGCGGTTTTTGCCCGGTTGAGCGTAGTTTCAGAGACGCCGCCAGCCGCTTCAGCTTTCTCAAGCGCCGACTTCATCTCTTCGATTTTCTGTTTCTGCTTTTCAATCGCAGAGGTAAGCGCTTCACGCTTCGCTTTGGTTTTTTCCATAGCCGAGGCGTTTTTGTCAAACGACGATGTAAGCGCATCCAGCTCCGCTTTATACGTTTTTGTTGCCGTGTTTATATTGGTAATGGCGCTTCTAAATTCTTTTTCGCCCTTTACCTCAACTTTAATGCCAGCATCCTGCAAATAGTCTCACCTCAGCTTCATCGCCTCATCAAACGAAGTTATTCGCTTCTTTTGCTTTCTGGGGACAGCCGTACCCTCATAAATGGATAAACAGGCGAGTAAATCCGTCATTTCACCAAATCGTGTAACGAGGATTTCCCGCCTGTCCATACCCAGCTTTCTGCCGTAAAACAGATACCACGACAGATTGAGGTTTATTCGCTGTCCCCGTTTCCGTTTTTTCCCTTCGGTTCCTCGGCCTCAACCGTAACCCTCCCATCATCCGCGAAAACGGAAAGAGCCTCAAGGAAAAGGTCGTTAAAGGTGTCGTTGTCCAGGAGAAGAACCTCCTCCATCGTCAAAGGACGCTCAACGTGTTCCGGGTTCTCATATTTCGCGTTCATTTCGTAACCCTTGTTCATGGCCACCATGAACGCCGCCGCCGCTCTCTGTGCAATCGCATATTCCCCGGAGATTAGGTCATTAAACTTGTTAATGTCCTTATCCGGGCAGATTTCAGCAATCTCACAGTTGCCGAGAACGGTTCTGCGGAATCTTATCTCTCTGCCGTGGATTTCCATGTTTAGACCCCCAGTACCGCCTGAATAGCAGCTTCAGCCGCCGCCTCGGTGGTCTGGTCGGCACC